GTAGTAAACTTATCTAAACCACTAATTAAACTATTAATGGCTTCTTCATATTCTTCGACAGAGTCAGTTGCTCCATCGGTTGCATCTGTTGCTCCGTGTGCTCCTTCAATAAACGATTCAAGGGTTCTTGGTTTAAAACCAGTAAGTTCTTGCATAAACAAAGCAAGTTCTTGGAACACTACAATCATACCTTTAACGAACGCTGCGACGTAAGGTAGTACCATACTAATCATTGGGGAAATAAAGTCACCTATCGCGCGGAAAAGTTGGGTAAATTGTTGTCTTAAGATACGCAAAGCGTTTCCTGGACTTGTTAATGTTCTAGCAAGGTCACCTTGAACATTTAACATATCTGCCGCAGTTTTTTCCATAATTAATAAATAGCGTAACTGGGCTTTTTCTGCTTGGGTCATTGCATCAACTGATTTAGTAATACCTCTGCTTAAAGCAAATGCTGAAAGGGCCGCATCACTAATATCAATACCCCAAGAACGAAGTGGTCTTGTCATACCAGAAATAGCACTCATTAATTTAGTAAATGCTATCGATGGGTCGACGTTATATAACGATGCTAAATCGTAAGCAAGTTGGGTTAGGTTTTGAGACATCATATATGATGCATTAATCCATCCAGGACTATTATCACCAAACCCTTGAAGTAAGAGGTTAAATTCACCCCAAGCTTCCATTGCTTCTCCTGGGTCTAACCCAATAATGCGTTGCCATTCGTTAACGGTTTCTCTTGCTGCTATTGCGTTTTCGCCAAGCGAAACAGCAAACAAGTTCATTGTTTCAACAAAGTCGTTACTAATTTTAAATGCTTTGGCTAATGTATTAGCAAAGCGTCTAATAATAAATGTAATACCACCAAACCCAAGTAGTTTCTTTAACCCAAGTAAAGAGTTGTTTAATTTACCAAAACCCTTTGCCGCTCTTTCTGCTGCTGTTTGACCAGCATTTAAAGACCTTGGCATTTTCTTAATTAAATCAACACTATTAGCAAGTCTTTCTTCTAACGGACCAAGTGTGGCTGTTAGCATTTGAATTTTGTTTAAAAACTCGTCTAAACTTGGTTGGTCGATTTGGTTAAATTGGTTAATTAAATCTGGTATTCTTCCAAGGTTTCTAACTAATGTAGCAAAACCTTTTGTATCAACACCTACTAACTTTTGTAACGAATTTGCTAATCCATCGACAACTTGTAACAAACCAGCGTTAAAGGTTTCAAGTATCTTGGGGTCCATTACACCTAAATCATTAATAGATTGTACTAATACTTTAATAGCTCTTGCTATTACAGAAAAATCGTTGTTTTGTAAAGCACCAAGTTGTGCTAATAATCCAATAACAGGAGCAAAGTTGTTAGTAAATAGTTGTAACCCAGTCGAACCAATATCTTCACCGAGCATTTGGAAAGACTTAACAAGCATTCTCATTGCTCTAGCAATTCGGTCAAAGTCCCCTACTTGTAATTGTGATAAACCAGTTAAAGCATTTTCAATTTGAATAATAGATTGCCCAAAGGAACCCATATCCATTGCCTTTAAACTATTAGCAGTGGCTACAAATCTGCGTAACTCTCTTAACACAGCCCCTAATGTACTCTTAATGTTGTTAAGAGGCATCATTGCGTTAGTTAAGTTTTGAATACTTACGGCTAAATAATCGAAAGCAGATTTCCCCTTAACAGGAACATTTAGGGAATTAACATCTTTTACGATTAATTTAATTTTTGATAGTGCGTCAATTACAGCACCAACTTCTGCTTCTACTACATTTAACTTTGCTAAACCACCAGCAAGTTTTTCCATTTGCTCTGGGAATTTAGTAAAGTTAGTTCCTTTAACACTTTTAACCCCATCTTGAACCTTACCAAGAGCATTAATTAACCCAGTTGCCTGAGTGGTAAATCCTCTTAAGGGTTCAATGGATTCTGCTAACTTTTCAATTTGTGACGAAAAGTTTTTAAAGCTTACACCATTAACACGAGCGGTAATTGCTGGTAGCTCTTTCATCATCTTTAAGCCGTTGCTTAAAGCTTCGATACCACCAGCAATTTTATCTAAATCTTTTATGTCGTTAGCAACTGAGTCTAAAACTTGAAGTGATTCGGTAAGGTTATCAAGGGCTTTAGCAGCAACTGTTGATTCTGCCGCTATTTGTTGGAATATCTTTTCATCCCTTTTTGCCATAGTTTGCCTCCTCTACTTTCTTTGTTTATTGGTTGCCTTCGCCCAAGCATTTAAATACATATACGCTTTAATTCTTTCTTGTTCTGCCTTTATCTCTCTTGGAATAGGTTCCGCTTGTGCTTGAATATGTTTTTTATCCTTTGCTTCAAACGGTTTATCTAAATAGGGTAATGGTTTTGTTCCTTTTTTAGCAAAAGGGTTAAAAATGGGGGATGTTGCTAATACAGCATTATACACATACGCACCCAGTAACCAGTGCTCACTATTAGTATCGTCCATTGCGAGTTTAAACGCTTTATAAAATGGTTTTAGTTTTCGTGGGTTTAAGTTCCAGAATAATTCGTATGGTACTCCAACCCTCAGTGCTTCGGGGAGAACTTCTTCTTCAATAAAGTTTCTTAAATTAAGATGTTGTTTTGTTACGTCTACTTTTTTTACTTCGTAGTCGTTCGACTTTACGACGCCTGGTTCTTGCGGAGTGCTCGAAAAAAACCACTGCCCTCAACGGCTTTCTTAACGATTTCGGCTAAGTCTTCGAAAGCGCCACCATTCATTAAATGTTGTTCGATTTCGATGCCGGCTAATTCTTCGTTACCACCAAAGCGTAATGCGATAATTGCCCGAATTGTAGGAAGGGCGTTCTTTGGGTTCATAGCAGTAAGGTCAATACCTTTTTCTTGTAAGTCACAGACATCATTAAAACTTAATTCAATGTCCTTAAATTGTTTTCCGTTTAGTGTAAACATTTAGTTCTCTCCTTTTGAGAATTATTTTTCGTTTTTGGTAGTAATTTCGGTGTCTGGGGAACTAACCTTAACCCCTTCAGCGTCTACACCAATTTTAGTCTTTTCGGCTTTTGCTGTGTCATCTTTGACACCAGTAATACCTTGTAATAAAGTAATTAAAGCCATTGAGACGGACGACACTAACCCAATAACTGCTGGTAGGGCGGCGGTGTCTAATAGTAATGAACTAAAGATTGCCATCCCCACCAAGATAATTAATGTGGGTAAACCCCAAAGACCAATACGCTTACTTGCTTGTTCCTTGGCAGTTTTTGTTTTTGCTTCAATAATTTTAACTTCCGCATCAGCGTTAACTTGTTGCGGTTGTTGTTGGTTTTGTTCCATTCTAATTTCCTCCTAAACTAATTAAGCCCAGAGTAAACCAGATGATTGCGTAATGTATGCCGTGATTTCCAAAACTGCGTTTACAGAAACTCCAGGCATTCCTAATTCTGATGGAATACCAGTGAAGTAAACGGCTTTCGTTAATCCTGGAACATAAATCTTAAACCAAATGGCTAAACCAGAGGCCTTTGCTGAGGTATAACCACTAATAAGGGCATCCCAGTCAGCCACGAACGATTGGGTCATATTAAAATTAAACCCAAGCGCACCACCTAAATCCTTAAGACCGTTAATATAAGTTTTATATTCGGTTGCGTCAAGGGTGGTAGTTTCTAAAGATTCTGGAGCTGGTGCTAAATCTGGAATTTCTTTTAGTCCTTCCAATTGCGCATAACCAGTAGTAGGACGAGTGCCTGCGACTGATTCTGCTTTCCAGCTCAAGGTAATTCCTGCTGTAGACAATTCAATTGCCATAACTTTCTCCTTTCGTTAATTTAAATTAATGGGAACCACATTATGATAATGCGGTTTCCCAGCTAATTTCGCCAGTTGCGGTAATATAAGCCGTATGTTCTAAAACAGCGTTAACGGCTACGCCAGGCATACCAAGTTCGGCTGGTATCCCTTTAAAGAATAAGTCTTTGGTGATTCCTGGAACACGAATAGCGAACCAAGTTTCTTTGTCTGGGTTTAAAGCCATACCAGCAAGATGCGCGGTAATAAGGGCTTCCCAAGCAGTAACGAATGCTTGTGTTAAGTTAAATGTAAAACCTAACGCTCCACCTAAATCTTTTAAACCGTTGAT